GATGGGACCCGCGTGGCCCGCTGAGGCGGTCGTCGCTGAGGAACCGTCGACCTGGATACAAGACGTGCAAGGGATCGTCTGGCTCAGCCGAGGCCAAGCCGATCTCTGGCGCGTGGCGCGTGGGGCGATGGTGCCCGCGTGGCCGGCCGACGCCGTCGTCGTCGAGGAAGCCTCGACCTGGATTCAGGCCGTGCAGGGCGTGCTGTGGCTCAGTCGAGGCCACACCGAGCTGTGGCACGCGGCGCTGGAGGCGCGGGTTCGGCGACCAGACGACACGGACGGACCGCTCGGCGATCAGCCTGACACCTGGATTCAGCCCGTCGTTGGCACGGCGGCGGTCCATCACGCGATGCGCGACATGTGGCAGCGGGCCATGGAGGCGCAAGGGTATAGCTTGATCGCAGCCGCGCCGATCTCCCCCGTTGTCGGGCACAACAACTTACAGCCCTACCTCGTGGTATATATGTGGCGGCGCACGAGTTGACGATGTTCGACCAAGAGTTCTTGAAATACCTGGTGCAGCTCGGCGTCGGTGGCGCCATCGCCGGACTGATGTTCGCGTTCTACCGGAAAGACGTGCGCGCCTACACGGAGCTGTGGAAAGCGCAGAGCGAAATTTTGATCGCAGTCGTGAAAGAGAACAGCGCAAACACCGCCACCAACACCGAAGTGCTCAAGTCGCTGCATCGACGCATAGATCGGCTCGACGTGCTCCGCGTGCTGCCGGACGAGGACGTGAGCCCATGATTGCCGTGCGCGTGCAGCGCGAACCCTCGGAACGCGGATGGACGCCGGGCGCGCTCTACATCAACGACTGTTTCGTCTGTTGGACACTCGAAGACATCGTGCGTGAGACGGCGCTCGGGCTCCGCACGGATCGCGTCGCCTGGGTGCAGAGCTGGAAGGTGCCAGGCGCGACCGCGATCCCGGCCGGCCGCTACGACCTGGCGCTGGAATGGTCGCCCAAGTTCACGCGAATCCTCCCAGAGCTGAAGGGCGTGCCTGGCTTCAGCGAGATCAAGATCCACGCCGGCAATCGGGCCAAGGACACGGAAGGCTGCATCATCGTCGGGCGCACGCGCGGCATCGATCAGCTCTACGATTCAGCGGCCATGCTCGACGACGTGCTGTTGCGCATGATGAACCCGATGATGGCCGAGCGGATGCGGATCGACATCCTGAACCCGCCGGAGTTACACTTCACGCACACGACTTTAGAAGGAGAGAGGTTCGCATGAAAACGCTGATCGCTGTGGTGGTCATTATCAGCAGCGTCCCGATTGTCGCGGAGGCGCAGGTGCCGCCCGTGAAGAATCCGACGCAGCTCGCGTTCACGTCCGTGGATCATGCCGCCTCGACCGGCTACGAGATCGACATCGTGACGCCGACTGCGGCCGTGTTGCAAACGCTCACGATTGCGAAGGCGGCAACCACGGTCCTGAACGGCGAAGTGCTCGTCACGGTCAACGTGCAGCCGGTGACGTTTGGCACCTACACCTTTGTCGCGCGCACGCTAGTGAACACGTTGAAGAGCAGTAACTCGCTGCCGTCAGACTCGTGGGAGCGTGCGCCTGGGCAGCCGTCGAAGCCGCGCGTTGCCAGCCTGTTCCACGCTATTGGGCGCGCATTCGCCGCGCTCGTCTAAGGAGGCCGTCATGGGCTGGTCTGCTCTCGTCATGGCGTTAATTCAGAAGCTCCCTGACATCCTGTATCGCGTCGATCACCTGTTCACCGAGCCGCGTAAGGGCGGCGAGAAGCTCCCACTAGCGGAAGCGGATTTCCTGGCGCGCGAGTTGGACATTGGCGTGACGTCGACTGAGGACATAATCGTGGCCCGGCGGGCGCTCATCAGTGCCGGCGTCGCCTACGCCAATGCCTTGGAGCAAAACCGCGCAAAGTGACTTGTTACTCGAAAGTGTGCTAGGCTCGTCTCGGGGAGGAACCCGAGATGAGCGTCGATACCAGCCAAGTGCCGCGCCGCGAAATCCCACGGGGCGCGGTCACTTCGTCCAACATCGCCAGCATCGGTTACAACGCGCCGACGCAGCAGCTCGCGGTCGAGTTCAAGAGCGGGGCGATCTTCCACTACGACGGCGTGCTGCTAGAAGTCGCGCAGCGATTCGACGAAGCCACGTCGAAGGGCCGGTTCTTCATCACCGACATCAAAGGCCGCTACCGCGCGGAGCGCATGACCGGCAAGTGCCCGGCGTGCGGTGATGTCGGCTGGGTCGCGCGCATGTGCGCCGACTGCGGCACGAAGACCTACGCGCGGCTCGACACGGAGCATGTCGAATGAAGACCCTCGAAGACGTGGTGCTCGCTCTCGCGCGACATGGGCGCGCTCGCTGCGGCGCTTGGTTCGGGAACTATCCGCTCGGTGTGCGTTATGCGTTACAAGAGTTGCTGCCGCTGGTCGATGTGACGCACGCGGGGAGTAGAACCAAGCAGACAATCACCGACGCGGTCGCCGCGTTCGATCAGAAATTGGCTGAATGAGGAAAACGACAGGCCCGCGTCGGCGGGGTGTGATGGGTCGCTGGTCGATCTTCCGCGATCAGGCGCACGGGAAGAACACGCGCGTGCAGGGCTACATCACGACGCAGGGCGGCACGGACTTCGAGCAGGCGCGGAAGGCGCTCGGCTCGATGTATCGTCTCCTGATGGGCCGCGACGCCATTGCGGTGAGCGACGCGGATACGATTGAGTTCTTGGCGCGTGGGTTGCTGGAGACCCGGCGCTATTTACAACAATTGAAGCGAAGTGAGCGCCGAGAAGCGACGCTGAAATAAAACAGCCGGCACGCGGGAGAGAGTTCGCGTGCCGGCCGTGCACGCGCGGAAACGGCTTGCTGGAGACCTGGCGCTATTTGCAAGAGCTGCTTCAATGAGGCCGCACGCGCGAGCGCATCCTATCAGAAAGGGATCTGATGTCCAAGCGAACGAAGAAGCGCCCGGCGCGCCGGGCGAAGCCGTCGACGAAACCGGCGAAGAAGACGACGGCACTCGCGCGTCGGCCGAAGGTGCTGACCGCTGAACTCGTGCCGGCGAACGGCGCAACAGATCGCGTTGTCAGCGTGGGGTTTCGGCTCGACACGTTCGGGCTCGTCGAGCTGAAGGCGACGAACGCCGAAGAGAAGGTGCTCGCGCGAGAGCCGCGCGCTGACGACGTGCTCATCAAGCCGACCGGGCAACCCTACATCCCGCATGCGGTCTATACGAAGTGGCTGAACGAAGCCTTCGGGCGCGGGAGCTGGCAGCTCGTCGCGGTCGGTCTACCGGCGCTCGCTGAGAAGAGCGTCGTGTGCCCCTACATTCTGTATGTGCACACGCGGCCCATCGCGATGGGGCACGGCGAGCAGGAATATTTCCCGACCAACCGCGATCAAACGTACGGCGATGCGCTCGAATCGACCTATGCAAGCGCGCTGCGCCGCTGCTGCAAGCATCTCGGCATCGGCATCGAACTCTGGGATCGCGCGTGGCTCTCGGCCTGGAAAAGTAAGAATGCCGTACAGGTGCGGGTTGAAGTCAGCCGCAAACAAGATGATGGGTCATGGAAGAAGACTGAGGCGGTGCAGTGGAGGCGGAAGCTCGATGAGCCGTTGAAGGGTGAACTCGGCACGCGGAATGCAACGCGCAAAGAGTCAAGCGTCGAGCACGCCGACATAGACAAGTCGATCTCGGAACCGAAGCGGGATCGCTTCTGGAAGATCGCTCGGCGCATGGGACGGAACGAGGCCGACATCAAACACTGGTTGAAGACGCATTACCAGATCGACCGCACGGATCAAATTACAAACCGGCACTACGACAAGATCGTCACAGTGCTCGAAAGGCCTGGCGACCTGCCGAACGGTCATGAGCCCGGCGAGGAAATCATGGGAGGCGTATGAGCCTGGAAACCTATCGTGATGAAGACTTTCGTCAGATGAAGAAAATGGAGAAGGCGATCATCGACGTGCTGCTGCCATTCAGCGGGCACATCGATCCGATCCTGGGGCTGCTCGCGCTCCTGCGCTGTGCGCGGGTGATGTTCCGCGCCGCGTCGCGAGACGCGCAGACGAAGCTCACACCGGTCATCGTGGCCTACTTGTTCGGGAAGTTGCGGCCGTCTTCGTCAGCTACATCGAAGATGCTCTGGACACCTGGCGACGACACGAAGCATTGAGATGTTGACGATCCCCGCTTTTCGGTTCGACGCGGCGAACCATGATTACATCAACTTGGCGACAGGCGAGAGCTACCCGCACATCACGGGTATGCTCGAACAAACCGGCTGGGTCGATGATCGCTGGTATACCGAAGAGTCGAGCGAGCGCGGCACGGCCGTGCACCGGCTTACGGCTGACTACGATCTGAAGGCTCTCGACGTGGCGAGCTGCACGTCACGCTTCAGGGGCTACCTGCTCGCGCACGTGCAAGCGGTGACGACGGTGCGACCGACGATGCTCGCCGTCGAGGAACCGCTCGTGCATCCGGTGCTGCTCTTCGGCGGGCGCCCGGATCGGGACTGCCTGGTCTACAAACTGCGCGCGACGTGGGAAGTCAAGACCGGCTCGCCCGAGCGGAGTCATCAGATCCAGACGGCACTGCAAGCGATTCTGCTCGCGGTCGAGTCGAAGATTCCTGCGGCGGCGATGGGACGATTCTGCTGCTACGTGAAGGACAAGGGGAAGTTCAAGGTGGTCGAGCACAAGGACCGGCGCGACTTCGATGAGGCGTATCGCGTCGTGCGCACGTGCACGGGGATCGTGGCATGAGTGGTGAATGGATTCGCGGCAAGATGCTCGGCCGTGGGCCGCTCTGGAAGGACGTCACGCCGAAGAAGACACGCGCGACGAAACACCGGCAGGTCTCGGCCGTCGAGCGGGTGAATAAACAACTCGTCCGCGAAAGGGATGGCCGTTGTCGGTTCCCGCGTTGTGGCTGTTGGCCGGTGCAGGCGACCGTGAGCCATGATGTCCACAAAGGCATGGGCGGCGACCCGACAGGCGAGCGGTCACTACCATCTGGCATGATCGTGCTCTGTCGCTGGCGACACCAAGATGCGCCAGTGAGTCGGCACGCCGGCACGATGCGCACGCGCTACCTGACCACGGATCAGAATGACGGGCCAGTGTGTTTCGAGGTTGATCTCTGGGCGGTGTATCCAGGGCTCTACCCGGCGCGCGGTGTGTGGTTCGCGGCGGCATCCGAGAGCAATATCGGCGTGCTGGAGCCGTTAACGTTCGAGCAGCAGCGGGTGCTGGGCGACCTGGCGGCGATGACACGATGACGCGAGGACAACAAGCGTTGACGAAGGCGAAGTCTGATCTTGAATGGGCCATCGGATTGTTGGATAAGTCAGCGACGCCAGAAGCGCTCGATGTGAACCGGCTCGTTGCCGACATCGCCGACGCCTTACGATTGCGTCTAGATGAGCGCGATGCGATGATCGGCCGTGGTGAAAGGTAGGTGAGTAATGGGACTCGGACGACTACTGAAGAAGGCCACGAAGTTCGCCGTCAAAGCGAGCGGAGCCGGGCTCGCCGCGAAGGCTGCAAGCAGTTCCGCCGGTATGGCGTCGAAACTCTACAGCGGCAAGAAAAAGAAGAAGCGGTGAAGTCAACAGGCTCGTGCGCCTTCGAGTCCTGCGGGGAAGTAGAACGCTGCGCGCTTCCTGGTGGCTGTGTGCAGCGGCGCTTCGGGCGCAGCGCTGGTGTAGTCGGCGGCGAGACGATTAAAGCCGGCGCTCGGGCACTCGCCGGCACGAAACCAGGGCGCACGAACCGAGATCCGAGGAAGATCAAGCGGAAGCGCAAAAACTTCACGATGGCCGGCGGCAACCCGCTCAAGCGGCGACGTTGACTTGTTAGTTAGAAGTCTGTAGGCTGAGAGAGTCGTCGGCCGGCCAAGGCAGTAACCGCGTAGGGTGCCTGCATAGCTCGACAAGGTGAATCCTGGCTCGCGTGCAGCGGTAGTCAGGGGCCGGCTCGATGACGATAGCGTGGGGAGTTGCTACCTCGCGCGTGCTGAGAAAGGGCAGCACACCAATGGCGAAAACCGCACCGAAGACACCGCTTCCGCTCGACGCGGAAGTCGTCGCGTCTGAAACGCAAGAGCGCGAACTCATCACAACCGAAGCCGGCAAGTTCTCTGAGTTCATCAGAGGCTTCGTGCCGTTCATGCAGAAGGCCGGCGAGCTGGAGCGCAAGGCGAAGGAACGGCTCGACATCGCCCGACAGCTCAAAACCAAACCTCCGAAGACCGAAACTGACGACGTGAAGGTGCAGACCGAGCTGCGCGCGGGCAAGCTCGAACGGAAGGTCGTCGATGAGACGTGGGCGATCACAGGCGTGCTGAGCCGGCTGCACAAACAGACGGTCGCCGGGCGCGAGCGCGCTGGGGGCATGCTCGACGAAGCGACGGCGATCACGCAACAGCTTCATAACGACTGGACACGTGAGCAGCAGCGCGTTGCGCGTGAGGAAGAAGACCGGCGTCGTCGAGTCGCTGAAGAGCACGCGCGGAAGGATCGCGAGAAGGAAGTCGCGCGCATCGAAGAAGAGGCGTTGCGCGTCGAGGCCGCGAGCCCGGACATCTCGGAGCGTGAAGAAGCGTTCGTGCACGGGCAGATCGCGCTCGGGCTCGGGCCGACTGACGCCGCGCGACGGGCCGGCTACAAGAACCCGGAGCTGCGCGCCGAGAAGCTGATGGTGATGCCGAAGATCATCGCGGCGCTCGACGCGAAGACGCAGGCCGCAGTGATATGGGAGCAGGCGGAAGCACGGCGCGCGATGCCGATTACCATGGACGTCGAGAAGGTGCGGCCGGCCGTGACGCGCGTCGGGAATACACACGACCGCTCGACCTGGTCGGCGGAAGTCTACGATGCTGAGGCGTTCATGGCGGCGCTGCTCGACCCGCGCTTGCGCACGCAATACGGTATCCCGGCTGACATCGCGACGTTCCTTCAACCGAAGCTGAACGACTACGCGCGGTTCCTGCACGAGCTGCTCGACAAGTGGCCCGGTGTGCGCTCGCAGAAATCAACGAACACTGTATGAAGAAGCATTCACAGCAACTGTCTCAGCGTAAAGGCGCCTGATCGTGCACAGGCTGACACAGAAAATGAGCAAGGGGGTTGTTTCGACTAAGAAGTTGTGAGACATTTGAACTCTCGAAGCCGCGTTCGGGCCGGCAATGCAGCCGGACGGCGCGGGGGAAAAGGACAACCGAAATGAAATCAGGACGTTCGCTTCAGGAACTCGCCGCCGAACTCTCCCGCCAGTCGCAAACCCGGAAAGACTTCCTCGCACCGCAGGGCGCACTCAAAGCCGTCGTCGATGAGGGCACCGTCAAGATCGCCGGCTTTCCGAACGAAGATGCGCTCGACATCACGCCACACGCGCATGGACAACTCGCGACGCATCTCGGCATCCCGAAGGCGTATTACGACCGGATGCTCGAAACAAACGGCGACCTACTCACGCGCAACGTGAACGCCTGGGTCGACGCCGACGCCGACAACAAGCGGATGGTGCGGGTGCTCGACGGCCGCGTGCGCGCGTTCCTGTCGCCGAAGTTCAGACCGCTTGACAACTTCGAGCTGGCGACGGCGGTGTTGCCGACGCTGCTCGATCACAAGGTTCAGATTCTCTCGGCGGAATTGACCGAGACCCGGATGTATATCAAGGGTATTCTGCCGGAGCTGAGCGACGAGCTACCGGCGGGTCTGAGCTACGGCGGGCACGAGCGCATCGGCGGCGACCGCGGAAACGTCGTGGCGGCGATCACGATCTCGAACTCAGACATCGGCGCTGGCACGCTGCGCGTCGAGCCCGGCGTCTTCACGACGCGCTGCACAAACCTGATGACGCTGGCACAGGCGGCGATGAAGAAGTATCACGCGGGCCGCGCGGGACAGGCCGACGATGAGAGTTGGATGGTCTTCGCGGACGAGACCCGGCGCGCGGATGACGCCGCGTTCTGGCTCAAAGTGCGCGACATCACGGTCGCCGCATTCGACGAGGCGATGTTCCGCAAGGCCATCGAGAGCATCCGCAAGACGACTGAGGCTCCGATCACGGGCGAGCTGCCCAAGGTCATCGACCTGGCCGTGCAGCAGCTCGCGCTTCCGCCGGCACTCTCGGGCGGCATCCTGACGGCGCTCGCAGCCGGCGGCGACCTGACGCAATGGGGGCTCAGTTCGGCGATCACGCGCGTGGCGAACGACGCAAACGACTACGAGCTAGCGACCGAGTTGGAGCGCGCGGGCGGCAAGGTCATCGCGTTGCCTGAGCGGGACTGGTCGAAGATCGCGGCGGGCATCGCCGCGTAGCAGGCCGACCGTGAAGCGTCGCGGGGCATCCCTGCGACAGAGGCTCACGGCAGGCAGGGGGAGCGAGCGGCGTGCCAGTCCGGCGCTTCGCTCGACTCCCCCACTTACCCGACGCGCAACCGCGCGGGCACCAGAGAGGCGGCACAAGCGACCGCTGTAAGGGGAGTCGGGCCGGAGAGGCGCCGGCTCCCCGTTTCCGTGTCGAGGGAGAGCAGTATGGGCAGACGGTAAGGCGCGTTGGTAAACCAGCGTCAGGAGCTGACATCATGACCACACAGACACAGACCGCCACGACGCTTGAGACGCTGGCCGACGATCAGATCACCACATTGCGCACCGAAGCCGGATCCGCTGGGGATCTCGCGCAAGTGGCGCTCTGCGACCGCGCGCTGACCGGTGACACCGAGGCTCGCACCGAGTGCGTGCGTGTCATCCGTGACGCCGAGGCCCAGGAGTGACCCGCACCCCCGCCCAACGCGCCGCCGCGAGCAGTATGGACATCACGACCATCGTCATCCGCCGGCAGACCGAGCTACGCTCGCGCCAGTGGGGCATTTACATCAACAACGTGCTCATCGAAGGCGGGTTCGTCACCAAGCGCGCGGCGCTGGCTGCGCTGCCGCAATGCCTCTGAAGGGAGCGTGTGTTTCCGTGACTTTCCACGTGGAAGCAAAACCGTGTGCGCGAGGCTGCGGTCGGCGGCGAGACCTGAAGTATACGGCCTATTGTCGAGCCTGCCGGAACGCTTATATGCGCGAGCATCGGCTACGGCACGCGCAGCTTTCTCCGGCTGATCGCCAGCGCGCAAATTGTCGATCTTACGCGAATGTCTACCAACGGCGCGGGCTGCTCGTGCCTCAACCGTGCGAAATCTGCGGCTCTACCGATGTCGAGAAACATCACGGCGATTACTCACAACCGTTAGTTGTTCGCTGGTTCTGTCGCGAGCATCACCTCGCGCTGCCAGCATAGGGGGAGAGATGGAACATGAACAGACGACGCTGCCGCGCGACGAGTTCAGCGTCACGCTTCGCAGCATGAGCGACAACCCTGGGGCGGTGCGGGCATCGTCCCGGCTGGACATCGCCGATTTCTACGGGCGCTCGGAAACCTGGACGATTGACACGTTCCGGGCGAACGGCATCGAGACGGCGCTCGTGCAGCGGATGAGCACGGGAGGGGCGCTCCGGCTCGTCCTGCCGCCACAGGTGATGGCGGCGCTCACCCGGCAGCATGACAGCCTCACCGGCAAGGTGCGCAGCCGTGGAGCCCGTCAGGCGGTCGCGACACGCATCGCTCGGGGCGACGTGCTCGGCAACCCCGAGGCGCTCAAGAAGGCACGCAAGACGCCGCGCAAGGCCCGGAGAAAAGGGAAGCGGTAGATGGCCGTGACGGTGTGCATGCGCTGTGTTCTGCGCGCGGCCGTGAACTTCGAGCCGTCGCCTGGGCCGTTCAATGAGACGCCCGAGGAACATCTCGCGCGGATGCATCCGAACAGAGACGCCAACCTACGCGAGTGCGCCGAGCTGGAAGGCAAACTCGCGCGGCGCATCGCGTTCGCTGAGAACGCGAAGAATAACTGACCGCTACAGGTTGGGGTCTTGTGTGAAATGAGCGGAACGATCCATAAAACACAACCGACCGGAAAAGGGTTCCGGTCGGTTGTTGCCGTTCGGTGTGCTGGCACCGAGACGGGATTGCGCCGCACCCGCAATTCTACCCGTCTTTCCTGTCAACTCACAAGTCAACCGGCACTCCATCGACTCGCGCCGATGCCGAACGACGTTCGGAGCCCGCGCGAGAGGGCTGGCTCTGTCGCTCCGCTCCGTCGCCTGGCTGTCGAAGATGCTGGTGAAGTTGGACGCAACTGAGGGGGAGGGGGGTGCGTTTGAAAGAGCATGTAGACAGGGGGAATTATGAAACACAACGAAGTCGCGGGCTACGTCTCGCATCTCTACGACGAGCGGCCCCGGCAACCACAGACAATGAGGAACCTCTGGTGGTGGGCGTGGGTCGCCGGGTTCTGTAGTGGCGTCACGGCGACCGTCATCGTCGTGGTCTTCTGGGTGCTGCCATGAGCGACCCCGCGCACTCCATCGACGACCGGCAGGTGAAGGCACTCGACGCGAAGGTCGATGCGGCGATTCAACTCGTGGCGCGTCTGCACGACGCACTGCTCGATGTGAAGCGAGCCATCAGCCACGAGAACCCGGTGCGGGACGTGCTCGCGCTCTACGATGAACTCTGGATCAACCTCTACGCGCGCAACGCGAAACCGGTCGTGCATTACGAGTTCAATCGCGTCGTCGATCCGGCGCACGTGAAGCGACTCCTGAAAGTGTTTGATACCAACACCTTGAAACAGCGCGTGACGCGCTACTTTCTCGACCGCGATCTGTTCCTCGTAAAGAACGGGCACCCGTTCAATCTCTTCCTGTCTCGTTTGAACACCTATGGCGTGGTCAACGTGCCAAGTCCATCGCAAGCCGTCACGACCGCTGAGCGGGAGCGGGCGCTTCAGATGCGAAAAGCCTGGGGCGGGTGTGGGCACAAACCTCGCTGTGCGTCGTCCGGCGCGTGCGTCCTCGCGATAATCACAAAATGGCGAGCGCAGGAACAACAGGTCGAGGTCATATGATCGTCCAGTGCCCGCGTTGCGTGATTAATAACCGCCCTGGGACGACGACCTGGCACGCGACCGGGCGTTTCGGCGTCAATCGTTACGGCCGGCGTCGCGCATGGCTGGTCTGTGAGACATGCGGCTACCGATGGGCCTCTGCGTTGCCCGCCGCGCTGGCCGCTGCCGCTGACGATGACACGGAGCCCGAGCCCGAGCCCGACCCGTTACCAACCCTACGCCCGCCGCCTGGCGTCACCGGGTTACTCGGGTTCGCGGCTGTCGGGGATCTCGGCCGGGCGGTGGCCGCTGAGATCAAGAAGCGTCGAAAGACATAAATCTATCGTCATCACCCACTTGTTAGTTAAAATAGGACCGCGCTGCCATGCTGTATATCGGGATCGACCCTGGCGCGTCTGGCGGGATCGCTGTCATCAGCGAGACCGGCTTCGCGCAAACATTCAAAATGCCGGAGACTGAAGCCGACGTGCTCGCGCTCTTGCGGAGCTACGCCATCGGCGATGAAGTCATCAGGGCCACGATTGAGCGCGTGCATACGGCTCCACAAATGGGCGTCGTCAGCGCGTTCAAGTTCGGGCGCGGCGTTGGCGTGCTCCACATGGCGCTGATCGCCGCTGGCATTCCGTTCGATGAAGTGACGCCGCAGGCGTGGCAGAAGATGATGGGTTGTATCGCGCCGAAGCGCGTCGAGTTCGGGCAGAAGGACAAGAACATCACGAAGCGCCGGGCACAAGCGCTCTTCCCAAATCTCACCATCACGCACGCGGTCGCCGACGCGCTGCTGATTGCGGAGTTTAACCGGCGCACATCACGCGGGGTAGCGTTACCAGCGAGACCCGCACAGAAGGGATTATTCGATGGCAAAAGCGAAGGCACCGAAGAAGACCGCCGAAATCAAGAACGTGCGGACGAAGAAAGCGAAGAGCACCGCCGCGCCGAAGAAGAAGGTGAACGTGCCGAAGCGGCTCCGACAGAAGGCGCTCCCAGGCATGGAGGATCACGGCATCGCGGAGATCGAAAAAGCCGCACACGACTACGCCGACGCGCGTGATGCGCGGATGGCGCACGGAGAAGAAGAGGGACGCCGGCACACCAAGCTCGTCGCGGTGATGTCGAAGCACGGGAAGAAGACTTACGCGCACCGCACAGGTGACGAAGTCATCACAGTGAAGGTCGCCGCGAAAGATGCGACGGCGAAGGCCAAGGTGAAGATCGTGCCGGCGGACGACTACAAGCCGGAGAGCGATGCAAAGACGCGAAAGGTCGCAGACGAGCAGGATATCGATCTCGACGTTGGCGGCGAAGCCGGAGTTGAGTAATGGCGAACGTTCCGGTCGAGATCCGGCAGCTCGGGCCACGCCACGGCGGGCGCGGGTGCGGGTGTGATCCACGAGACAATCACACCTGCACTGCGCATGCTGCCCACATCGACGAGAGCGAGACGGAGCTGTCAGGTGATGGCATCTACAGCTACGACAAACCGCCGTTTAGTCGCGACGACCAGGCGGCACAAGAACCGCTCGTCGTCGTGGTGAGCGGACCTGATCGCGACGGTGAGATCGGTATCCTCGCGTCCAATAGCTTCTATCTCTCACGCTTCGACGCGGAAGACCTGGCACACGAAATCCTGCGGCGGTTGGCGCAACGGAGGGGGTAAATCATGAGCGGACCTAAACTTGTTCATCCCTCCGGAGGGAGCCTACCGCTCTTTGACGAGCGCCCGATTCCGCTCGCTGGATGGCGGTTACTAGACAAGCGCGCCGAGCCGATTGGGCGACCAACGGAAGCAGAAACAACGTTCGCGTTAGAGTTCTCAGGCGCCGCGCACGAATCCTCTGGTTATTGGGTGGGAGACATTCTGGCCTACACCGAGAGCCGCGCGGATTGGAATGAAAAGGCGTCGCAGATCACCAGCGTCACCGGGCTCGCGCGACACACGATTGAAAACCTGGCATCAATGGCCCGGAACGTCGACCAGGCGTCACGTGCACTGTCGCCGTCAGTGGCACATTCGAAGGTTGTGCAGAAGCTCACGCCGGCTGATCAGCGAAAGTGGTTGAGGAAGGCGAACACTGAAGGATGGGGTAAACGTGAACTCGATATCGAACTAAAGCGGGCGCAGAAGCGTGGCGTCGTGTCCGGCACCGCGGATCTCGAAGGGATGTTCCGCGTGTGGCTGATCGATTACCCGTGGCTCTACGGGGCCACGCAACCGAGCGCCACGAGCGCGCAGTCGCACTATCGCGGCATTCCCATCGAGCAGGGCGTCAAGATGGGCTCGTCGGTGAAGGCGCACACCACGAAGCACGCGGTCGCTTTCTTCTGGGTAACTGCGCCGCTGCTCTACTACGCGAGCGACGGGATTTCCCCAGACCCGTATCGGCTGATTACGGCCTGGGGATTCGAGCCGAAGACCGGCGGCGTGTGGGACAAGGTCTTGCACAACTTCGGGAACTACTTGAGCATCCGGCACGAGCATCTCATTATCGCGACACGAGGGAGCTGCACGCCGGATCGCCCGACGCCGATGTTCGACTCCGTCTTCAGCGAGCGCAAGAGTGACGTGCACAGTGAGAAGCCGGCGCTCGTGCACACGATGATCGAGCGGCTCTACGACGGGCCGCGCGTCGAGCTGTTTGCCCGGCAACATCGAAAGGGCTGGACCTGTTGGGGCGATCAAGTGGGAGAAGCCGCCGAGAAGAAGGTCGGATGAAGCCGGAGAACCTGAAGTGCCCGACGTGCGGCGGGCCGATGGTATCGCGCATCTCAAAGACGACGGATCGTTTCGGCCAATCGTCAGGGCGGCGGTTCTGGGGATGCGCCGGGTTTCCTGATTGTCGAGGCACGCGCGATGCCGATGGGTTGTCGCGCGAGGAACGGCGCGGAGAACAACACAACAGCGAAAGAGGGAACGACGATGAAGGGTAAAACACGCATCACGATCAATCGCGAGACGTTGAAAGCGCTGCTCGAAGAGCACATCTCGCGCAGCATGCTCGGTGACTACCACCTGCTTGAGTGGACCGTGCATCGCAACAGCAGCGTCGAGCTAGTCATCACACCGAAGTCAGAAGCGGTTTTACCGCTCGACGCCGAACCCGGCGTGTAGTTATGGCACGATCAGAGCGAGACGTGCCGGTGATGCGCTCGCGCTCTTCCAGGTCAGACGTCACGTCGAAGAAGACACTCGGCAAGCTACAAGAGGAACTAGGCGAGCTGGTCGCCATCGTGGGCCGGTGCCAGATTCACGGCACTGAGCCGGAGACCGGCGAGCCGAATCACCTGACGCTCGAAAAGGAAATCGCGGACGTGCAAGCGGTGATGCAGATCGTCAGCAAGATGTTCGGGCTGAACGAGGGAGCCATACGTCGGCGCCGGCTACAGAAAGTCGAGCACTTGACACGCTGGCACGAGCTTCTTCAAGGGATGAAGTCATGAAACAAACTGCCTAAAATACGGGGGTGCGGACGAGTGAAGACACCACACACGATGACGGCACGCGGGCGCTTGGTGCGTGTGACGCTCAAGAGCGGCGAGACGTTCGAAGCTCGTTTCCTTGAGCGCACACGGAGTAAGGTGCTGGTCTTCGCAAGCGGGCGGCGCGTGCCGGCGGGCGACGTGAAGAGCTTCAGCGACCGCCGAATCTTACAGCCGGTGAGCGCGCATCGGAGGGTGTGATGATGGTGAACGGGCGCGTGCTCGGCTTGGCGTGGCCGTGGCTCGGCCTGGAATGGCGCTGTAGCGAGTGCGGGCACAAGGCTGATAACAACAACGAGCTGCTCACGCACATCTGGACGACGCACGCGAAGCAGGCGATTACCGAGAACCCGACGCTTGTCGAGGCGCTCTGGCGGATGGCGGCACGGCAGCATCTCGACAGATTGGCGCGCAAATGAAAACAGCCGGCGGGTTCAGGTATGCGATGCAGGTGGAAATCGGCGGCGGGCGCTGGAGCACACGACTCTCGGCCGACGACTTCGAGCTGGTCAGTAAATGCTTCAACGATTACACGAACGCGGTTGGGAACACGAGTACGGTGCGGCTGATCGATCAGGCGACTGATGACGTATTCCGTCAAGTGATTCCAATCCAACGATGGTAAACAATGGAGTTCCACATTAACACCCGTGTTCGCTACAAGCCGAAGGCCAGCGTGTACGGCTACGAGCATTTGGTTGAGTCCGATGGTCGCGTGCCGGCCATCGTCATCGGTCACTCGCTCAAGCGGGTTCGCATTGAGTTCAACGGGCGGCGGATGACGGCGAAAGGGACGAGCCAAACATCCGTACTGGCCGAGAACCTCATCGTCGACAGCGCGCCATCACCCAGATGACCGGGCCGACCACGACCGCGCCGAAACCCGCTGCGCCGGTCTCGTGGTGGATCGGGAGTCCGCGCGTTGGCTTCTTCACTGAGGCCGAGCGCCGCCATCCGGGCAGCAACATGACGAAGGCCCCAACCAGCTTCATGGGTGCGTGGTCCGGCCGGAAGACCAAGTCACTGATCTGCCTACCTGATCGTCACCGGGGGCTGCGATGACTGGCGCGACTTCCTAGTCACATGGTAGGCTCGTCGGTATCGTGGCCCGGAAGCGTACAGCGACCTTGTCAGACCCCGAAGAGGGGTTCTGCCTGGAATACCTCAGCAACGGGCTCAACGCCACGCGGGCCTACAAAGCCGTGCATCCGCGAGCCAAAACCTCTACGGCGACGACCGAAGGGCATAAAACCCTTAGGAAACCTCACGTAGCCGCATTCCTCGCCACAGAGCAGGCCGCGCGCAAAGTCCGGCTTCAGATGGACGGCGACGAAGCGCTCGAAGGGCTCACCCGGCACGCCCGTGGCGATCCGCGCCGGCTGTTCAAGGGTAACCGGCTGCTGCCGATGGACGAATGGCCGGACGATGCCGCCGATTGTGTGAAGGCGCTGAAACCAGGACCGTTCGGCACGGCCAAGAAACGCGCCAAACCTCTGGTCCCATCCCGCCGGCGGGATGCCAAGCCCCTGAAGCCCACGACGAGACTAGTGGATGCGGACAGCCCGCTGACCCCACCGCAAGAGGCGTTCGTCCTGCACTACCTGAGTAACGGGTGGAACGGCACGCGGGCCTATCTCGCGTCGCATCCCAGGTGTACCTACGAGAGCGCAGCGACCGGGGCCTACGAGTCTCTGAGGAACGCCAAGATCCGGGCGCGGCTTCAGAGGGAGCTGTCCACCAATTTCAAGGCGCTCCAGATGAACGCCGACGAGAGTCTGGCGCGGCTGTCCATCGTGGGCCGGGCGGACATCCTGGACGCGTACGACGACGCGGGGAAGATGCGCCCGCTCAGGGAGTGGCCGGCGAACCTCCGGCTGGCGCTCAAGTCGGTGAAGCGGAACGCCTTCGGGGACTACGATATCGTCTTCGACGACCGGGTGCATGCGGTCGAGCTGATGGCCATCAACGGGGGCAAGCTCTCGCGCTCGCTGAACGTGCGGCATGGCGTCGCGGCACTGGCGAAGATCATCGACGGGGACGAGGGCGAGGACGCATGAAGACGTGGTCGGCCATCGAGGATATCCACGGGCGCGTCAAGAGCGTCCACATCGTCCCCGTGAAGGATCTCCGACGACACAATCAACGCGGCCGTGGGTGCTGGTGTCAGCCGCGCGTGGATGGGCTGCCGAACGGGTGGGTGCTCGTGGTGCATAACGCGGTCGACGGACGGGATCTCATCGAACAGCACGGCGTCAACTAAATGGGCATCGAGTCCGCGCACAAGAAGATCACGCGCTGGCGCGAGCATCCCGAGGCGATGGTCCGGGAGGAGTTCGGCGTCGAGCCGGACACCTTCCAACTTGAGGGGCTCCGCGCGTTCGCCAAGCCGTCCGTGAATCGGATCGCGCTGAAAGCCTGCAAGGGTCCCGGCAAGACCGCCTTCGAGGCGTGGTGCATCCTCAACTTCCTCGCCACGCGCAAGTATCCGAAGATCGGCGCCACCTCGATCACGGGGGACAACCTCAACACGAACCTCTGGCCCGAGATCGCGAAGTGGATGCACAAGTCGCGATTCTTCACCGACACGTTTCTCTGGACGCAGACGCGCGTGGTGTACCGGGAGGAGCCGGAGAACTGGTTCGCCGTGGCGCGGACGTGGCCACGGAAAGCTGACGCGCAACAGCAGGCGGACGCGCTCGCCGGCCTGCACGCCGACCATGTGATGTTCGTGCTGGACGAGAGCGGGGGCATCCCGCAAGCGGTCATGGTGGCGGCCGAAGCCATCCTGGCCAACGAGGGCGTCGAGGCCAAGATTATTCAAGGCGGCAACCCCACACACGTCACCGGGCCGCTCTATCGCGCCTACACGCAGGATCGTCATCTTTGGTACGTCATCACGATCACGGGCGACCCGGACGACCCGCGCCGCTCGAAGCGGATCTCCCTGACGTGGGCGAAGGAGCAGATCGAACAATACGGTCGCGACAACCCGTGGGTGAAGGTGAACGTGCTCGGCGAGTTCCCGCCCGCGAGCATTAACGCGCTCTTAGGCGTCGAAGAGGTCGAGCTGGCGATGCGCCGCCATCTGCGACCGGATGCGTGGGAGTGGTCGCAGAAGCGCCTGGGCGTGGACGTGGCGCGGTTCGGGGACGACCGGACGGTCATCTTCCCGCGGCAAGGGCTCGCGGCCTTCATGCCCGTGGTGATGCGCGTCCAGCGGACGACGGCGATCGCGACCCGCGTCGCCCGCGCCATGTCGAAGTGGGACGCGGAGCTGATCCTCATCGATGACTCCGGCCATTGGGGGCACGGCGTCGTGGATAGTCTGATCACGGCCGGCTACCCGGTGATACCGGTGCTCGCGGAAGACACCGCGCTTGACCGGCAATACAAAAACCGGCGCGCCGAGATGTGGCTGGAGATGGCGAAGGCGATCAGCACGGGCATGGCGCTCCCGCACCTGCCGGAGCTGATTCGTGAGTTGACCGTCCCGACCTACACCTTCATCGGCGGGAAGTTCGTCCTGGAACCGAAGGACCAGATCAAGACGCGCCTTGGCCAGTCGCCGGACCTCGCCGATGCGCTCGCGCTCACGTTCGCCATGCCCGATCAGCCGGGCCAGATGATGGAGCGGTTCCGGCGGCGACACACCGCGCTTCACGATGGCAACCCGTTCGCGGTCAGCCCGGCCGACGTGTTTCCGGACATGGGCGCCACGACAGCCGAGGCCGACTTTGATCCCTACAAGGTGAAGATTTGATGATCTACGACGCTGCGCGCACGGCGCGGATTCTCGCGGTGATCAGCACGCAGATCGTCACGCTGCCCGGCAAGGGCACGGGGACCATTGTGACGAGTGCGGACGGGATCACGCGCTACCTCGCGACGGCGCAGGGGATGCGACGGCTCGACGAAAAACCACCAGGCAAGCGCGCACGGAAGGCGTGGAAAGCCGCGCGCCGTGTCAACCTGCACCAGAAGTTAACCGATGAGAAGGAGTGACGACAATGGATACAAGGGATGGAACTATCTACGAGAAACCGACACGATGATCAGACTCGCGATGGAGGACGACCTCGACCGGCTCGTCGAACTGACGCGACACTTCCTCGCCAGCAGTGTCTACGGCGCGTTGTTCCCGTTCAACCCCGTGGCGGTCGAGGGCCTCATCCTGACGGTGCTCCACGTCGGCGCGATCTTCGTCGCGGAGGTCGACGGGCGTGTCGAGGGGATGCTCGCCGTGGCGGTGTTGAGGCACCAGGTTTCTGGTGAGTTGATTGCTGAAGAGATCGCGTGGTGGGTTGAGCCGGGCCACCGGCACAGGACGCTCGGCCCCCGCCTGTTGGGGTGTCTGGAAGATTGGGCAGTGCGACAACGGGCAATTATGGTAAAAATGGTGTCGCCAACCGGGGACACCGACCTGGAGGCGTTCTATCGGCGCCTGGGGTACGTGGCGGTGGAGACCGCGTTCGTGAAGCGCCTGCACAAAGTGAGCTGAGCTGATGGCCGGATTCACGGGACTCGCACGGTCGAGCATCGGGATCGGAAAGAAGGTCGCCGGCGTCGCCCGCCGCATGACCGCGAAGGCTGGCGGCGCCACGGTAGACGCGGCACAAGCGGTCGCCGGCGTCACCACGCCGAAGCCCGTCGGCGGCGTCGTCGGTGGGGTGGCGAGTGCGCTGCTGCCGTTTGGGAAACGCAAGCGCAAGCCACGGATGGTCGGCGGTGCCGCAGCCGGTCTGCCCGCAGGTGTACAGACCATGAGTAGTAAGGTCGGCCCGGCGTCCGTAGTGGGCGGGTAGCGATGGCTGCCTTCACGGCACTCGGCATCGGCGCCGCGGTTGGTGCTGGCGTGGCGCTGGCGCGTCGGCGGGCCGCGAAGAAAAAGGCGGAGAAGGCCGCGGCGGAGGCCGCGCAGCAGACACCGGTCGCGGAGGGTCCGGGCGTGCCGACGCCGCCCGATGCCGCGCGGGCCGCGAGCGAGTCCCGGCGAGCCGCGGACCTCGCCGTGACGAAGCGGAAGCGGAAAGCGATGGGGGGCGGGCTCCGGAACCTGAGCACACAGGCGCGGCCCGGGACGGGTGGGCAAGCGGTGCTTCGGCAGACCTCGCTGGTGGGATACTAGGATGGCGTCCACGTTTTACGCCGCCGCCGGCGACAAATATCAGACGACGAAGCGCGAGCGGTATCAGGCGCTCCAGACGCGGCTGTGGTCGGATCGCGCGTCGTTCGATTCCCACTGGCGCGAGTTGGGAGACTTTCTCTTGCCGCGTCGCACGCGCTTCTGGCCTGGCGACCGGAACCGTGGCGACAAGCGGAACCAGAACATCATCGACTCCACCGGGCGGTTCGCGGCTCGGACGCTCGCCTCGGGCCTGCACGCGGGCTTGACGTCGCCGGCGCGGCCGTGGATGAAGCTCACGACGCCCGACCCGGATCTGGCCACGGCGAAACCCGTGCAAGTGTGGCTGGAAGAAGTGCGGAAACGGATGATGGTGATCTTCGCGGACACCAACCTCTACAACATGCTGCCGATTGTCTACGGCGACATGGGGGTCTTCGGCACGGCCGCGATGGGCATCCTCCCCGACGCGAAGGACCTCTTCCGCGCCTACACCTATCCGATTGGGAGCTACGCGCTCGCGCTCGATGCGCGTGGCCTCGCGACCACCTTCATCCGCAAATATGAGTTGACGTGCCGGCAGATTGTCGAGGAGTTCGGCGTGCGCCGAGGCTACCGGGACATCGATTGGACGACGATCAGCTCGGCGGTCAAGAACGCCTGGGACCGGAGCAACTACGAAGCCGCGTTCGAGTTGTGCTGGCTGGTCATGCCGAACGAAGAAGTGGACCCGCGCCGATTGGAAGCGAAGTATCTCCCGTGGACGAGCTGCCACTTCGAGCTGGGGTCCGACGAGCTGGTGCGCGCGGAGCGCAAGTTCCTCCGGGAGTCCGGCTTCAAGAGTTTCCCGATCATGGCGCCGCGCTGGGACATCACGGCCGATGATGCCTACGGGACGGACTGCCCGGGAATGACCGCGCTCGGGGACGTGAAGCAGCTTCAGATCATGCAACGGCGCAAGGGGCAGGCGATTGCGAAGATGGTGGACCCGCCGCTGGTCGGCTCGCCCGAACTGCGCTCGCAGAAGACGAGCCTGTTGCCGGCGGATGTGACCTACGTGCGGGACCCAGCGAACGGGCTCCGTGCGATCCACGAAGTCACGCTGAACATCGAGCATCTCGCCCGGGACCTCGGCGACACGCAGTATCGGATTCAGCGCGCGTTTTACGAAGACCTGTTCCTCATGCTGGCGCGTTCGGATGACCGCCTGGGGGCGGACCGGCCCACGGCGCGCGAGATCGAGGAGCGCCACGAGGAGAAGCTCATCGCGCTCGGACCGGTGCTCGAACGCACCAACGACGAGCTGCTCGATCCACTCGTGGACCGTGTCTTCGAGCTGATGGTGGACGCCGGGCTCATCCCCGAGGCGCCCGAGGATCTGAGCGGGGTGAACCTGAAGGTGGAATACATCTCCATCCTGCAACAAGCGCAGAAACTCGTCTCGGTCTCCGGGCAGGACCGCTTCGTCCAGTCGATCGGTTCCATGGTGGAGGTCTTCCCCGAGGTTCGCCACAAGATCAACGCGTACCGGATCGTGGACACCTACCAAGACATGCTCGGCGTGGACCCCGAGTTGGTGCGATCCGATGACGAAGCCGACGAGCTGGCCGGCGCGGAGGCCCAGCAAGCCCAGCAAGCGCAAGCGGCGGCGAACGCCATGGCGATGGCCAAGGCGGCCAAAGATGCCTCGCAGGCGCCCGTGGGCCGTGATAGCGTGCTCGACCGCGTCGCGCAAGGCGCCGCCGCTGGAGCGGGCGCATGAGAGACCGTGAGCCCCTCGTCAAGAACGCGGCCGACCGCAAACAGGTCGCCTTCGCGCGCCGCAAAGAACAGCAGCGCGAGGACGAGTTCCTCGCTGTGGTCCGGGCGGTCATGAATCAGGCGGATGGGCGGCGGTTGATGTGGGAGATCCTCGGGCGGGCCGGCCTGGACGACACCGTGTTCGATCACTCAGGCTCGATCATGTATTTCCGGGAAGGGCGCCGGAACTTCGGGCTCGAACTGAAGGCCGCGCTCCTCCGCGCCGACGAGGATCTCTTCGAGTTGATGGAACACGACATGCGGGCCAAGCAACGGGCTGAGGCCGCCGAGATCGCCGCGATGCACACCGCGCGCGCCGACACAGGAGACGACACACCATGACGACAGCCGCAGCCGGGGCACAGGCGCCCGCCGACGCTACCGCCGCCGCTTCCACACCCAATCGCTCAGGGTCGCCAGCAGGGGACACGGCGCAGACCGCCGGTGCCACGCAGACACCCGAGCAGAAGGCAGCGGCCGATGCCGCTGCCAAAGAGGTCGCCGACAAAGCGACCGCCGCCGCCACGGCCACGGCCGCCGCCGCAGCGGGCGGGACGAAAGCGCCCGCCACGTATGCGCTGACGGTTCCGACGGAGGCGACGGAGTTCATCACGACCGAGGACCTCACCTATCTGGAGACGCTGGCCCGTGAGAACGACTGGACGAACGACGAAGCGCAGGCCGAACTGGCCAGCGAGGCGACACGCCTCGGCGCGCGGGTCGCCGCCCAGTCGGCGAAGTGGGCCGCGACAACGAAGGCGGACGCGGAGTATGGCGGGGATCACCTGGCGAGCACGCAGACGCTCGCCAAAGCCGCTATCGCGCGCGTGCGTCCTGAGGGTCATCCGCGTCGTGACGGGTTTCTCGCCTTCATGAACCGAGGCGGGGCTGGCAATCACATCGAGGTCGTGTCGTTCTTGGCCGACCTCGGCAAACTGATGGGGGAAGACGCACCGGGACGCACGGGATCGAGTGCCAGCGCGAGCGGCGGGACCGACACCGCCTCGAAGTTCTACGACCATGCCACCTCGCGGGCACTCGACAAAGCCGCCACGCCCTAGCGCGTAGACCCCAACTGGAGACGGATCCATGTTTCGATTGTTGCTGGTCATCCTCGCCGCGCTGATGGCGTTCGGCGAGCCGGTGAGCGCGGCCTCGCTCGTCCACACGGGCTCGGGGCTGGGCTCCGGCGCTCTGGCGGAGTTCTTCAGTAACCCGGTGAACACGCTGGTGGTGTTCGGCGTGGTCTTGGGCACCGGCGCGCTGACCCTGAACGATTGGGCCAAGCGCCTCGACCCGAACGGCAAAGTGCCGGACATCGTCGAACTGTTGAGCCAGTCGAACGAGTTGCTCGACGACATGCTCTGGCGCGAAGGGAACCTACCCACCGGGCACCGCACGACGGTGCGGTCGGGCCTCCCCTCCGTGTTCTGGCGCATGCTCAACCAGGGCGTCGCGCCGTCCAAGTCCACGACCGTGCAGATCGACGAGCAGACCGGGATGCTCGAAGCGTGGTCGGAAGTGGACAAGGATCTCGCGATGCTCAACGGGAACATCTCCGCGTTCCGCTTGTCGGAAGCGAAGGCGTTCCTCGAAGCCATGAATCAGGAAATGGCCTCGACCCTGATCTACGGCAACGGCGGGCTCGCCCCTGAGGAGTTCACCGGCCTCGCGCCGCGCTTCTCGGATTCCACCGCCAGCAACGGCGACAACATCATCAAAGCGGATGGGGTCGGCTCGGACAATACGAGCATCTGGCTCGTCGCCTGGGGGGAGGACACCTGCCACGGGATTTTCCCGAAGGGCTCGAAGGCCGGGCTCGTCCACGACGACTACGGGGAAGAGACGGTCGAAGTCACCGCCGGCGTCGCGGGCGCGCGGATGCGCGCGTTGCGCGAGCGGTATCAGTGGAAGGCCGGGCTGGTCGTGAAGGATTGGCGCTACATCGTGCGAATCGCCAACATCGACACGAGCAACCTGACCGGTGCCACACCGACCGACCTGATCGATCACATGGAACAGGCGGACGAGCTGATCCCCAACGCGCTCGGCAAGCGGGTGTTCTACGTCAACCGGCGCGTCAGCCGCTACCTGCGGAAGCAGGCGCGAGCCGATGTCTCGGCCGGCGGCGGGTTGACCTACGAGAACTTCGCGGGCAAGAGGGTGCTCATGTTCGGCAACGTGCCCATCCGGCGCGTCGATGCCATCCTGAACACCGAGGCGACGATCCCCTAGCGGTCGGATGCACCATCAGAGCAGATCGCCCAATTCCGGGCGTTGCAAAGGAGTGGACCCATGTTTCTTGACGCTCTGTTGCTGGTCTCCGACGCACAGGCTTTTACGGCCGTCGCGGTGTCCACCAACTCGATTGACCTCGGTAACGTCACGCCCAAGCGTGACATCGGCGTCGGTGAGCCGATGGGCTTCGGTATCAATGTGGATGTCGCCGCCTCGGCAACGACCGTCCTGGTCGAGCTGATTCAGGCGACGGATGGCGCGCTGACGGCGGGGATCGTCGTCGTGTCGCAGCGGACCTTCCTCGCGGCGGACCTCCCGCTCGGGGCGTTGCATTTCATGCCCTGGCCCCCGACGCCGGCGCTGGCCGGGCCGTTGCGGTTCATCGGCATCCGTGTGACGCCGGTGGGCGGCGCCGCGACGGTCACGCTCACGGCGTGGTTGACCGCACAGTCGCTCTTCTCCGTGGCATCACGGAACTACGCGAAGGGCTACGCGGTCTAGGCACACGCGCACACCCGGACGGCGCTGGCTCCCCGTACGGAGGGCCAGCGCCGCCTTCACAAGGAGACGACGATGGGATCAACGACACGGAAAGGGACGAAGCCCGCCGCACCCGCGCGGAGCGTGCCGGCCAATCCTCCGACCGGGCAGGTGGCGCGGCGCGTGGCGCCCGAGCCCGCGAACGCCGCGATGACGGTCGGGAGTCGCGCGCTCGCGCGGGCACAAGCGCTCGAAGGGGTGGCGGCGCGCACAGGCGCCAAGGTGCGGGCAACGAAGGTCGGCTATTACCTGCACACGCGCCGACGGGTCGGCGACGTGTTCCGGTTGGCCAAAGCGTCAGATTGGTCGGCCCACTGGATGGAGCGCGTGGGGGCGGACGTGCCCGAGAGCCTAACGCTGCCGAACGAGGCGCTCCGGCAGGAGCACGACGACATCCTGAAAATGAAGACGCAACCGGGAATGCAGGTCGGCCCGGACAACGTCGGGGACGTGGCCACCGGCACCCGCAACCCCATCGGCGACGACTAAGCCGCGCGTCCGGAGAGACGAGGAGACCGAGACCATGCGACGACAGCTCTATCACCGCAAAACCGACTACGAGACGGTGGCGGCCAGCCAAACCGATCAAGTGCTGGGGGCGACCGGGGCTCCGGGCGATGTGCTGGTCCGCCTGGTGATCACCGTGGCCACGGCCCTCACAGCCGCGGTGAGCATCAAGGATGGCGCCGGCGGCGCGGCGATTCCGATTCTGCCCAACTCACCAGGCGGCGGCGTGGGCGTCTACGTGGTGGACCTGGAGATCGCCGGCGTGACGGCCGCGAGTGGTGGCTGGCGCGTGACGACAGGCGCGGGCTCGACCGTGGTCGCCTCGGGGCACTTCTCGTAAGCCCTGCTGGGGTGAGGGGCTGAGGGGCTGATGGCCAAGACGCAGATCCTCGACTACTACATTCACGTCCGCGACAAGACCTACGCGGAACAGCTCACTGCGTTTCTGCGCGCTGGGGATACCGACGCGTGGCCCAACGGCGTCGGGGGTCTGCTCTTCGTGCCGCGCGCCGATGGCCCCGACACCGTGAACTTCCCGATCGTCGGGGTCAAAGGGGAATGGTGCATCCGTCGCGCACCCTACACCGCAGGCCCACCCGAAGGCGGCGCGGCGGTCGAGTTCGCGATCAATGACGGCGCGTATCCGCCAGCCTACCCCCTGGTGGAGGTGGGCGAGGCGATCCCCGCGACGGGCGCGGGCTATCTCAGCTCGCCCTGGTTCACCAACTCGAACGACTTCCCGCGCAACGCGGCGACGTTCACGCGGTCCACGGGCTGGTGGCTCTTTGGCTCGAGCACGAAGTTCTATTGGGCGGGGCACGTGGTCTACGACCCGCCGGCGGCCGGGGCCGGCACGGAGGGCAGTGAGCCCACCGAGCCGGCGCCGATTCGGCCGCGCCGCTGGATCGACGGCATCGAAACGCCGGAAAGCGGGGAGGGGGCCACCGACACCCTCAACGATTTCTCCCGCGTCGCCTCCCGCTCGGTGGAGGGGTTCGGCGTCGCGTGGCGCGACAACAGCGCCACGGTGCAAGTCCGCACGCACACGCTCTCCCCCGATGCCGATCGGCATTGGGATCGGGTCTACCTGCGCGCGGTGCTCGCGTTCCCGGACGCCGCGGTGTCGATCTATCGCAGCACGGGGTCCGTGGTGGCGGGGTCCGGGCTGTTGATTGAAGTCACCGCGACCGGACAATTCGCCTTCTTCCGCGTCAATAGCAGCGCGAACAAAACCTTGCTCACTACGGCCGGCCAACTTGTACTCGACACCTGGGCGCGCCTCGACATCATCCACAGTGCGGTGGGCAACGTGTTCACGATGGATGTCTATCTCAAGGGCGTCCTGCTCGTGGCCGGTCTCACGGCGCCGGATCCGGGCTTGGTGCGCACCGTGACGCTCGGCCGGGCTTCGATTACGGGCATTTCCGCCTCGTCGGTGCGACTCGATGTTGACGACTGGATCGGGGGGCTCCCCCCGTACGTGCTCGACCCGCTCCTCATCGCCTGGAACGCCGGCACGGGCTACGTGGGCGGGGAGATCGTCCGCTGGACGAATGGCGGGACCTACAAAGCGCGCGAGGCCTCGACGAATCTCCCGCCGGTGACGAACCCGACGAAGTGGATGCGCCTCTCGCATGCGACCGATTGGCTCAACGGGAGCCACGTCGCGCTCATTCGACCCACGGCGTTCAACGCCTCGCATAGTGGCTGGACCGGAGACGTCCGCCACCTCACGCAACGCGCCGCCCAGTCCACGACCCTCGGGCTGACGAGCACGACGGCCCTGGCGATGGTCTCGGTGGATACCGACGCGGTGGCGCAACTCGACAATTACCCGGGTGCGATCGGGTGGGTCGGGTTCAACGTCGCGGGTTTCATCTCTGCCGGGGGCGCCCCGGACGGGAAGCTCGGCTACAAGGTGGGCGCGGCGGCGGCCGTGTTGACGACGGTCGTCCAGGCCGCGGGCATGGAATGGCGCAACGTCCTCTACGTCGATCCCGCGCCGAACGGTGACATCGCACAGCCGTACAAGAACCTCGCGATCGAGCTGCGCCACGAAAAGGCGAACGACGCGACCGCGGCCGTCGCGGCGATTCTGCACGGGTGTGTTGAGCTGGTCGGTGTCTTCGGCGCGGAAGATGTCGTGCCGGCAGTCCCGCCCGTGGTCCCGTCGGCGCCGCCGCCGCCCACGTTCCGGGGCTACCACACGGCGCCCTATCCGCGGTCGCCCTGGGGGGCCGGGCAACTCCCGTTTGGGCCGGTCGTCATCAAAGGTGGCACGTATGCCGGCAACAACCTCGGCCAGGATCTCATCTTCGCCGCGGCGCCGATCTGGATCTGGATCCGTCCGCTCACCAGTGACACCGGCGGCGTCAAGTGGTGGTCGTCGATGCTCGCGGCGCACATCAGCATGGATCAGAGCGTGAACATCTCGGGCCTGATGGATGCGACGCAGGACTTCGCCTTCGTCCAGGGCAGTCCGTCGGCCGATCAACAGATGCAGTTCCTCGTGCGGATCGCATCGGTCCATGGGCAGGTGAACGCGACCGGGGTCACCTACCAGTACATCGCCTTCTGCGATCCCGCCGCGCGGTTCTCGCGGGCGGGTGTGTTTGCTCTGGGACAGAACCAAGGGCCGCAGACCGTCCCGCTCGACGCGGCGGCGTTCACGCCGGAGCTGGTGTTTCTGTTCAAGGAAGACCTCGGCACGACGACGACCGACACGCTCATCCTCAAAGGACCGGGGCACGCGACCGATGCGGTGTCGCTCATGACGACGGGCACGCCGGTGACCAACGCGCTCGACATCGGCGCGGGATCGCTCGTCGCGCGGGCCGGGCTCCTCACCGCGCAGTTCGCGGACTATCCCTACGTCGCCTTCCGGCGCGCCGACGGCAATAACGCCGTCGGCCAGGCGGGGGTGATGGCCATGGGCTCCTACGTGGGCGATGGGGCCGCCTCGCGCACCATCTCGCTCGCGCCGGCGAGCGGGTTGCGGCCGATGTGGGCCGTCGTGCAACCCCACAATGCCATCGCCATTCAGCGCGATCCCTCGCACACCACGGTCAACAGCTCGACGCTGGCCGGCACGAACCAAACCACGGGGATCACCGCGGGTAGCATCGACGGGTTCACGGTCGGCATCACCCTCAACGCGACCGGGGTCACCTACACATATTTTGTGTTCCCAGGGAGCGCGACGGCGGGCAACGGGGGCTGGAGTATCAACGCCGAGAGCGTGCCCGTCGGGTCGGACTCCTCAAGGCCGGCCGACTGGGGCGAACCGGTGGAGCAAGACGCCGTCGTGACGCCCGTCGTCCTCGTCGATGAACCCGACCTCGATCAGGCGTCCGTCCTGTCGAACACGTCCACGAACATCGGGGGGCTCCTCGGGGGGCAGGTCTGCGAAGTCTACACGCGCAAGCTCGTGAACATCGCCCTGTCGCGGATCGGGATCTCGCGCGTCGTGGCCAACGTGGCCACCGAGCTGAGCGAGGAAGCCGCGACGGCCCGGCGGCACATCAAAGAGGACATCAACGCGGTCCTCCGCGATTTCCCCTGGCCCTTCGCGACCGCCTACGCCAACCTCGTGCTCGTGGGGGGCACGGCCGCCGTGCCGGTCAACAACGACTGGCAATACAGCTACCGCGCGCCGAACGCCATGATGTTCGCGCGCCGGATCGCCACGGTCGAGGCCGGCCGGGCGCATCACCCCACCCCGATCCCCTTCCGCGACGGGCTCGACGCGACCGGCCCGGTCATCTTTACGAACGAGGTCGCGACGGCGACGGTCCCGCTCGTGCTGGAATACACCGTGCGGGTGAGTTGCCCGGCGTTCTTCGGTAACGCGCTCTTCCGCGATGCGCTCGCCTGGCGGTTCGCGGCGTCCCTGGCGGCGGCGCTGTCACGCGACAAGGACCGAGCGCAATTCTGTCTGGCGATGTATGGGAACGTGCTGAAGGATGCCGAGGTCGCGGACATGAACGAGCAGCAGCAGGAGCCTGAAGGCGAGGCCGATTGGATCACGGGGCGCGACTGATGGCGATGTGGCGCACACACTTCAATCTTCTGCGGCGGATGGACACGCTGCTCACGCGCCTCACCTACGGGTGTGTCTGTGCTGCGGGTCTAGCCCTTGGGCTCTGGCTCGGCGCGTGGATCTGGTAGATGGCCGAGAGCGTGATGCAACGGAGCTTCGCCGGTGGCGAGCTGGCGCCGGCGTTCCATGCGCGCGCGGACACCGCGCGCTACCTCTCGGCCCTCAAGACGTGCAAGAACTTCGTCGTGCGCCGGGAAGGGGGCGTCGAGAATCGGGCGGGCTTTCGGTTCATCCGCGCCTGTAAAACCACCGCGGCCACGGTCATGCTGATGCCGTTCCATCTGCCGGACGGCAATGGCATGCTCATCGAGGTCGGCGTCGGGTACTTTCGCTTCTACCTGACCGGGGCGCTCGTCACCGTGACGGGGCTGTCGGCCTGGTCGGCCGTCGTCAACTACGTGCCGGGCGACCTCGTCGTGCAAGGCGGCGTGAACTACTACTGCCACACCGCGAACCTGAATCAAGTGCCGCCCAACACGGGCTTCTGGTATGCGATGCCCGCCGGCGGGATCTATGAGATTCCCCACCCCTACGGGGGCAACGGCCTGTTCGACTACAACCAGTCGGGCGCGGTGCTCACGCTGACGAGCGCGTTCGAGCCGTCACACGATCTCATCTTCTCGTCCACGACGCGGTGGGTCGTGCGACCCGTGACGACGACGCCGGCGATCGCGGCGCCGTCGGGCCTCGGGGGCGTCGCCGGCGCCGCGGGGACCCTCACCTACCGCTACAAGGTCACCGCGGCGGCCGTCGAGACGTATGAGGAGTCGAACGCCTCCACCACCGCCACCGTGGCGGCGTGCGCGGAGCCGACGCCGACGGCGCCGAACGTACTCACGTGGACCCCGGTGTCCGGCGCCGCCGAGTATTACGTCTACTGCGACCGCTACGACAACGGCACGTTCGGGTTCACCGGCACGGCGTCGGCCGCCAGCTTCAACGACACCGGGTTCGTGCCGGACTTCAACGTCACGCCGCCGATCCCGCGCGTCTTGTTCACGACCACCAACAACTTTCCGCGCCACTCCGCCTTCCATCAGCAACGTCGGCTGTTTGCGAACACGGTCACGGAGCCGGACGCGATCTACGGCTCGCGTGTGGGGTTCCCGTCGAACTTCGGGATCGCCTCGCCGTTGCAGGACGATGACGCGATCACGTTTCGCATCGCGGGCAACCTGTTTCACCCCGTCCGCCATCTGCTGAGTCTGAAGCAGCTCATCGTGTTCACCGGCGGCGGCGGCTGGTCGGTCGGCCAACCCGGCGAACCGTTGACACCGTCGAACCTGCCGGCGGATCAACAGCTCTACGCCGGTGCCGCCGACGTGAAGCCGGTGGTCGTCGGCAACAGCGTGATCTACGTGCAGGCGCGCCAAAGCATCATCCGCGATGCGCAGTTCTCGCAAGGGGTCGAGGGGCTGGCCGGCCGGGATCTCACGGTCTACGCCGCGCACCTGTTCGAGAACCTCACCATCCGGAAGATCGCCTATCAGGAGAACCCGCACTCCATTGTCTGGTGCGTGCGCGCGGACGGCGTCCTGCTCGGGCTGACCTACCTCCGCGAACAAGAGGTCTGGGGCTGGCATCGGCACACCACGATCCAGCAGACGCTCACGGCGCAGACGAGCGGGATCATCGAGGACGTGGTGGTCGTGCCCGAAGGGACCGAGGACGTGGTGTACCTCCTCGTCGCCCGGACCATCGGCGGCGCGACCGTGCGCTACATCGAGCGGCTCGCCAAGCGCGACGCGCGCCCGGCGTTCTTTGCGACGGACAGCTTCTTCGTGGACTCCGGGCTCACCTACGCCGGCGTGCCCGTGACGACGGTCAGCGGGCTCAGTCATCTGGACGGCCAAGTGGTCGCGGTCGTAGCGGATGGCGCGGTCGTGTTCGATGGCAACCCGGCGACGCCGGGCGCGTCGGCGTTTGTGGTCACGACCGGCGCGATCACGCTCGCGGTGGCCGCCAGCTTGATTCATGTGGGGCTGCCGATCCGGTATCCCGACGTGGAACTGCTCGACATGGACGCGGCGGGCTCCGACATCCGGGACCGGAAGAAGCGGGTCGGCAGTGTGTCGGTGCTCGTGGACCGGTCTAGCCGGTCCTTTTCGGCGGGCGAAGACGAGACGCATCTGCGACAATACACACTCGCGCCGTGGGACACGACCGAGCGCGATCACACCGGGCAACTGGAGCTGAGCCTGACCTCCAGCGCGACGAAGCGTGGGCGCGTGCTCATCCGGCAGACCGACCCGTTGCCGTTAACGATCCTTGGGGTGATTCCGAATGTCGACGTGGGAGGGTGAGATGGACCACAAGCTCGTGTCGATGAAGATCGACCCGAAGGAACGCGAGAAGCGCTACACGGACACGGTGGCGGTCGATGCGCCGATCTACCAGTGGGGGCTCGGATTGAACCTGGACAACGAGGCGCTCGACAAGCTCGGGATCGCGTTGCCGAAGGTCGGCACCACGCTGATGCTCGTGGCGAAGGTGGCGGTGACCAGCGTGTCCGCGCACGAGAGCGACTCCGACACGACCCGGTCGGTGAGCCTGCAGATCACTGACATGGCCTTGGAGACGGAAGCGGCCGAATCCTCCCTCGCGGACAAACTCTACGCGGCGACGTAAGCGATGGCTGCCTTCACGGCACTCGGCATTGGGCTCCTGATCGCGGGCACGGCGACCAAAGTCGTCGGGGCCGTGCGCGCCGGGCGTGCCGCGAAGCGCGCCGGCCTCGCCGCGCAAGAAGCCGCCGAGTCACAGGCGCAACTCTCGGACTACAACGCGGCCGTGGCGGAGCTGCAGGCGAAGGATGCCGAGGCCCGTGGCCGTGACGAGGAAGGCCGCTTTCGTCAGCGCGTGGACGGGATGATTGGCACGCAACGCGCCGGCATCGCGGCCGGGAACATCGACGTGAACTTCGGCTCAGCGGTCGACGTGCAGGCCGACGCGGCGTTCCTCGGCGAGTTGGACGCGCTGCAGATCCGGACGAACGCGGCGCGCGAAGCCTGGGGCTACAAAGTCGAGGCGGAGGACGCCCGGCAGCGGGCGGTCATTACGCGCAAAGAAGGCGTCCAGGCGGCAGCGGCGGGTCGTGAGGCGCAAGTCGCGGCGCGGTTTGGCGCTGTCGGGTCCATCATCGAGGGCGCGTCCGCCGTCGAGTCCAGGTATGGTTTCGGGCGAGGCACGAAGAGCGCGGCGGCCTGATGCCCATCGTCCCCCGCTACGGCGAACGGCAGGTTGGACTCGCGGCGCTGCCCGGCGCGCGAAAGACGGCCGGGGAAACAGAGGCCTCCACGGGCGTCGGCGTCGAGCGTGCGAAGCAGCAGACCGGGCTCGCCATCGCCGAGTTCGGCGGGCAGATTGCGCGGATCGGGGCGGAGAACGTCGCGCGCATCGTCCACGAAGAACGCCAGCGGGCGGACGAGGTCTTCGGGCTCAACCTGGAGAATCAGCTCGACGCCTGGGAGAATCCGCGCCTCTACGACCCGCAGACGGGCGCCCTCGCGCAGAAGGGCGAGGCCGCCAACGTCCTGCCCGAGCAAGTCAACGGCGAGTTCAAGAAGCTGACAGGCGATCTCGCTGGCACAGCGTCGAACGACCGCCAGCGGGCCATCGCCGCCAAGTTGTTCGCGAACCGGGCCGCACGGCTGGATATCACGCTGCGGCGCCATGTCTTCACGGAGATGCAAACCTACGAGGCCGACGAAGTGAAGGCCTACGTGGCCAACCGGACCAACGCCGCCGTCGCCAACGCGATGGACCCGGCGCGTGTCGGGGAAGAGCTGACGAAGGCCATCGAGAAGGTCCGCACGCACGGGCCACGCGCCGGGCTCAGCCCCGAGGCCGTCGAGGCCCAAGTGCGCGCCGTGAAGACCGAGACGCACGTCGGTGTGATCTACAACCTGCTCGCGCAGCAGCAGCCGAAGGCCGCCACGGTCTACTTCGAGGCGGCCACCGATCAAATCGATGGCGACAAACTGGACGATGTCAGGACGGCGCTCACGGAGGGGACCGAGACGGTCGAGGCGCAGAAGATCGCGGACAGGATTCTGCGCGAGGGTGGGACGCTCACCGAGCAGCGGGCGAAGGCGGCGGCCTACGAAGGCGAGTTACGCGACAAGGTCGAACGGCGGCTCGAACACGACCGCACGATCGCCGATCGGGAACAGGACGAGGCGACGAAGGAGTCGATGCGCGTCGGCTACGACATCATCGACAAGACCGGCGACCCGACGAAGATCCCGCCGGCACAGTGGGCGGGGTTCGAGGGCTCGACCCGCTCGGCCATGTGGAGCTACGCCACGCAGCGCGCCGCCGGCAAACCGATCAAGACCGACTGGGCGGTCTACAACCGGCTGATGCGACAGGCGGCGGATGATCCGGACGGGTTCGCGTCCAGCAAGACCAACCTCATGGCGTACCGGCATCTGCTCGACGATGTCGAGTTCAAGCAGCTCAATGGGGTGCAGCTCTCGATCGCGAGCGGGAACCGGGACGCCGCGGAGAAGGACCTCGCGCTCTTCCGCACGAAGACGGACATTCTCGACGGCACGCTCGGGCTCTACGGGATCGACCCGAAGGCGAAGCCGGGCACGCCAGACGGCAACGCCGTCGCGCACGTGCAACGGCAACTTGACCTCGCGATTGAAGCGGCACAGGCGCCCGACGTCGCCGGGAAACGCAAGAAGCTAACGGGGAATGAAATTCAAGAAAAGCTTGATTTCATTCTCGGCCAGAGTGAAACGGTGCCTGGGTCCTTCAAGGCGATCTACCGGCCGTTTACCTACGACTGGAGCGATCAGACCAAGCGCGTCGTGGACTTCACGATTGCCGACGTACCGCCGGGGATGCGTCCACAGATTGAAGAGGCGCTCCGCCGCGCCGGCACGCCCGTGAACGACAAGACGGTCTTGGACCTCTACATCTCGCACGACCTGCGGATCCGGCGTCTGGGTCCGTCCATCGGGCCGCGGCCGGCGGGACGCTGATGTCGCCGCTCAATCAATTCGACGACGAGCTGCAACGGCTCGACGACGATCAGGCGCCGTCGGCGGACCCCAACCCGTTCTACCAGACGATCCTCGATCAGCGGTCCGCGCGGGAGAGCACACTGCGCCGGTCGATGCGGACGGCGACCGACACGACGCCTGAGCGCGCCGCGGAGGTCCGTCGGCTGTCCGACCAGCTCCGCGTGCCGGCGCCGATCATCGATCGGGACTTTGAGCGGTATCAGAAGCAGGGCGCCGTCGAGGGGCGGCCCTATGCGGCGATGCAAGATGAGACGCCGGCGCTCGCGCAGTGGACCGCGAAGCCAGAGAACGCGGCCCTCGCGCAGGATGACCTCGAACAGTTAGGGCTCCTGGAGTGGCTCGTCACGGCGCCACAACGGGCCTTCGCGCAGTCGGCCGCGCACATGCGGATGGCCGAACTTCGCACGAAAAGCCTCTTTCGGGATCTGACCCGCGAGGAGCTGGACGCCCTCAATTCGGAGAAGTTCCTCACCGAGTCCGGCGCGCGGCTGGGCGCCGGCGATTCCTGGTTCCGGGGGGCGGTCACGAGTGGATCCGCGCTCCTGGCCAACGTGCTCTTCGGCGCACAGCGCGCGGGCGCCAAAGGCGTCCTGGGAGCCGTGACGGGCGCCTTTATCGGCGGCGCCGGCGGGGCTGTGGTCGGCGGGGTGGGGGCCATTCCTGGGGCCGCGGCCGGCGCGAAGTTCGGGCTCTCGGTCGGCTTGGGCGTGGGGGCCGCCCAGTTCGGGTTCGAGTTGGAGGCCGGGCTCGCCTATGACGAGTTCCAGACCAACCCGGATTTCACCGACGATCTCGGTCGGCCGCTTGATCAGAACGTGGCGAAGGTGGCCGCGCTGGCCGCTGGCGGGTTGAACGCCGGGCTCGAAGTGGTGGGCTTGGGGATCCTCGCGAAGAGCATCCCCGGCCTCAACCAACTGAAGGGGGCGATGGCACGGACCGCGATCGCGACGGCGCTCAAGTCTCCCACCGTGCGCGCGGCGCTCCGCGATGCCTTGGGGAGCTACGGCGGTGTCGTGACGAAGGAAACAGCGGTCGAGGTCGCCCAGCGAGCGATTACGATTCTGTCTGGTGAGTTGGGCAAGGCGGTGTCCGGGCAACCGCTGCCGATGCGGACCCCGGACGACGTGATGGCCGACCTGGGGCGCGAGGCGGTAGGCGCCGCTCAGGGCTTCGCGTTCGTCGGCCTACCCGGCCCTACCCTCAGCCTCGCGCACGATGTCCAGCGGGCACGCCAAGCCCAGCACAATGCCACCTGGTTCACGGCCCTCGGGGAAGGGGTGAGCCAGTCAAAGACCGTCACGCGGATGCCGGCAGCGGCGCAAGAGTTGCTGGAGCAGGCGACCAAAGACGGGCCGATTGGCACGCTCTATGCCCCACTGGATACCTGGACGACGTACTGGCAGGAGAAGGGGATCGACCCGGCCGAGATGGCCGCCACGGTCACCGGGGACCGTGCGGCGCTGGCCACGGCCAGGGAGACGGGCGTCGACCTCGCCATCCCCACGGCCCGCTACGCGGTCACGCTGGCGGGGACCGAGCACAACGGCTTCTTCGGCGGGGAGTTGCGCTTGGGGCCGGAGGAGATGAACGCGCGGGAGGCGACCGCGTTCATCGAGGAGCAGCGCACGAAGCAGGAAGCCGAGGCGGGCTTGCCAGCGGCCGAACCGTCCAGCCGAGAGCAGGTCCGGCGGGCGGTGTCCGCGCAGCTCGTCACGGGCGGGCAATTCACGGCGGCGACCGCTGAGCCGATCTCGCAACTCCTAGCGGCTGGCATCGGCACGCTGGCCGAAGAGGCCGGGCTCGATCCCGCGGCGCTGTATAGCCGATACGGGTTGACGGTCGCGCGGCCTACCGCCGCCGAGGCGGCACGTGTCACGCCGGGCGCACCGAGCGAGCCGAGCGGGGGGGCCGCGCCGCCCGCCGCACCCGCGGCGCCCGTCCCGCCGGCGGGATCGGACCTCGTGGTGCCGGGCGAGACGGCCGAGGCGATCCCGGGGTTGGCGGAGCTGGAAGCCGAGCTGGGCGGCGCGACGCTCGAACCGCGGGGAGAGGAGACGTTCACCGCGAACGTCAGCGAGACGGGCCTGGGGTCCGAGGAAGAGAACCGTCGCCTCGCGGCCATGACGGCCGCCGGCCAAACCTTTGTCGTCTACGACCGCGCCGGTCGTCGTCGAGTGATTCCGACGGGCGGCGCCGTGGACTACCACGCGCAGAACGGCGAGACCTTCGGCGTGGAGAGTCGGACCGGGTTCGAGATCCACGAGCACCGGGGCGGCAAAGTGCCTGGCTTGACGGCGCCGGCGGCCGAAGCGCAGACTGGAGTCGCCGATGCCGAACCCGAGGGTGACCGTCTTGACCTCCGTGCGACAGGGGATGACCCCGCGGTTGGCCTTTTTGAGAGCCGGCCGAGCGTCGCTGAAAATGAGGTGGCCCGACTCGTCCGTCGGCGCACCGGCGAGTCCGATACAGCCCTCGCCTCCCGCCGCCGCCGCTACGTCGTCGAGGCCCACGCCGTCCGCCGCACGCAGCACTACGGGGCGCTCTTCGCGCACGTCGCGCACCACGCCGCGCAACTCCAGCCAGACGTAGACCGCGCACTCTTGCAACGCGAGTTCGCGATCCGGATTGACCTCTGGGAAGAGGCCGCGAGCACCTACACCGAGAGCGGCCACGATCCGCTCGATCTCTTGAAGGCCATCGCCGACCGTGGCGGGCTCAACACAGCCGACCCGTCGTTCCCTGGTGAAGTGGCGCTCCTGATGGAGGGGCAGACCTTCGGGCGCGTGCGCGGGGTGAAGGGCGTCTTCCAGAAGGACAGCCGGCAGACGCTCGACCTGTTGGCCACGTCACTCCGGCAAGACGATCGCTACGCCTGGATCACGACGCCGGACGTGCTCACCGAGGCGATCGACGACGCGATCCGGCACCCGGCGCTCTACACGGAAGGCGTCTATCCCGGGTCCGATCAACTCGCCGTCATGGGCATGGACCCGACAACCGAATGGTGGGCCGATTCCTGGTTGGGTCCCGTCGAAGGCGAGGAGATCAGCTTCGATGTGTCTACCTTCGAGCAAGGGCTGTTCGATCTGTTCGGGGAGCCCGCGCCGGCGCCGGCGGCCCAGCCCACATTGGAGGAGCTGAAGGCCCGTAACGCCGAGCGCCGTGCTCAAGTCGAACAGGAGATCGTCGAGGCGGGCGCGACGCCGGCCGGCGTGCGGCTGATCGCGCCCTCCGGGCGGGCACTCGTTGTCCATCCGAGCACACAGGAGGCCGGGCGCTGGCAGCTCACGGCCTTCACCGACGAGGGCACGCCCTCCGGGCATGATCTCTACGACAGCTTCGCCGAGGCGTATCGGAGCGCGCGAGGCCTCTACGGCACGCAGACCTACGGGCCACCCTTCGGCGGCAGTGAGTTTGTCCCGATCACGCAGGGCGCGACAGCCGCGCCGGCACTCGATGCGTTCTACCCGGTCGTCTCGGACGTGGTGGACGGGCTCGTCGTGCGGGCCGAGGTGCCGAACACCGACTCCATCAGCGCGTCGCTCTCCACCTACCGCGTCCTGCCGGGCATCCGGGCGGTCCCGTTCGGTCCGACCCCCCCGCCCACCTTCATCAATCCCCAGACGCAACAGCGCACCGAGGCGCTCCGCGATGCCATCGCGGCCTCGGGCGAGGTCAACCCGCTGATCGTCGTGATCGAGCCCGGCAACCCGGACCCGGACTACTACTACATCCTCGAAGGGAGCCATCGGTTCGATGCGCTCCTGATGCTCGGCAAGACCGCCTTCCCGGCACTCGTCGTGATCGACGAAGACAGCCTCCCGGCCGAGGATGTGCTCGACACCGGGGAAGTGCAGCCGCGACTCCCCGCCGCCGGCGCCGTGCGCGATCAGGAGGTCGCGACGCCGGCCATCGAGGCGCCGTTCGCGTTGACGGCCACCGAGGACCGGGCGACGAAGGGGACGCAAACGGAACTGTTTCAGCCGGTCTACCACGGCTCGCCCTACATCTTCGAGAAGTTCTCGCTGCATAGCATCGGCAATGGGGAAGGGCACCAAGCGTTCGGCTACGGCCTCTACTTCGCCAGTCTGCGGGACGTGGCCGAGGGCTACCGGGAGCGCTTGGCCGGCAAAGGCCTGGACAAGCGACTGGTGATCGACGGCGTCAGCGTGATCGGGGAGGAGGACAGTGTCTACGGCACGCTCAACCACACCACGACTGAGGGCGGGCAACTCGGACGTGGGCTCCTGGAGCTGTTCGCGCGCGCGCACTTCAAACGGCCGGGGAAGGCGAGCATCGCCGCGCTCCGGGACGAACTGACGCGCTCCATCGCCAACTACGAGGTCGTGTTCGCAGAGGGGCGCACCTTTAGCGGCGACCTCAATCGGGACCTGTTTCATTTCGCCGCGGCCCGCGCCGCGCTCGCCGCCCTGGAGAAGTGGGGCGACCGGATGGAGATCCTCCCGGCGGAGAAGCCGGGGCGCACCTACAAGGTGGAGATTCCCGACGACGCGCACTTCCTCGATTGGGACAAGCCGATCGCTGAGCAGCCGTCGATTGTGAAGACCGCGCTGGTGCAGCTCGGCTTCACCATCGACGCCGCACTCACCATCCCGGATTGGGCGCACGCGGAGCAACTCTTCGGTGTCGGCGGCTCCGGCCTGCAAGCCATGCTGATCGCGGAGCGGATGGCGGCCAACATCGAGACGCGGGAGATCCTGAACGCCGGCCGGTACTACGTCGAGACGCGCAACGCGGAGGCGTGGGCGGAGTGGTATCGGGAGCACAGCGCGCTCCTCGATCGGAAGCTCCAGTCCGCGCAAGCCTTCGTGTGGCGTGGCGAGGACATCTACCGCGAATTGCATCGGCGGGCGGCCACGGTCGGCGGGCGCCCACCCAGCGGCGGCTGGTCACTCAATCAGGAGTTTGCCAAAGTGGCCTCGGCACAGCTTGCCGCCCACGGCGTCGCGGGGCTCCGGTATTTCGATGGTCTGTCCCGCTCGGTGCAGGAGGGCACGGCCAACTACGTCGTCTTCGACGACCGACTGATCGAGGTCGTGGAGTTCTATCAGGACAGCCCACGGCTGACGGCCATCCATCAGCTCACGGCGGAGAACCTCGCCTCGGCCGAGGCGCTCGGCGCGCTCGCCGTGCCGTCCATTGCCGTGCAGCCGGAAGGGAGCGGCGCCCTCCACGGCTTCGGCGAGATCACCCTGTTGGGCGGGCGGGATCTGGCGGACCCGGCGCAGCATCCCGTCTTCGACGCGGACGCCTGGAGCATGACGTTCCCGGCGCCCGAGTATCGCAAGGCCAAGATGAAGCCCACGCAGGCGCTCGTCAACACGTTCCGCAGGGACAGCGTGGCCTACGAGGAAGATGGCAAACTCAGTGAAGTGTGGGACCACGCGGTGAGCCGGCCGAGGCCGGAGGAGTCCATTCAGATCCTCCGGCGCTCGCTGATGGCGAAGGCGGTGTTCCTGCGGGAGCAGGGCGTCACGCCGGCGCCGCCCGTGCTGGTGCCTAAGGAGCTAGAGGCGGGGTGGGTGACCGCGCCGAGTTTCCAAGCGTTCTTGGCCGCCTCGGGTGGCGCTGAGCAGCTCGGGCGCTACGGCGTCGCGGACACGGCCTATCGGCAGCAGCTCACGGCCGCGGTGCGGGCGGCGCTCGTCGAGCACACGGCGGCGATCACGGCAGACGCGGAGGCGGCGACGCGCGAGTTGATTGCCTCCTTGGAGGACGAATGGTTCAACACAGACGGCGACGGCCTCTTCGCCTTCGGGCGCACGCCGCGCGTCCTCCGGAGTCTGGACGCCATCGGCAAGGTCCGGATGGATGTGGGGGCGACGCAAGCGGCGCTCGACGCGCAGATGGTCGGGCGGACGCCAGCGTTTCAGGCGTGGGTCGATCGCCAGATTCTCGGGCTCCATCCGGCGCCGGAGATTACGCTCCGCCGACGCAAGGTGCCCTATACGTTGGAGAACATCGTCGAGCGCATGACGGCCACGGTGTCCATCAACGCGCAGCAGCAGCACATGACCTTCGGCGAGGGCAAGGCCCGGGCCGCGGCGGCGCGACGCTTCAGCTCCGTCGAACACATGCGGAATGTCGCGGCTTACGCCATCAAGCCGGAAAGCGAGGTCAACGAGGCACGCGCGCGCGCGCAGCAACTCCTCGCGGACTGGCGCGGCGAAGTGCTCGGTTCCTACACCGAGACGGACTGGCGCGGGCAGATCGATACCTGGCACGGACTTGATGCGTCGATGCGGGCGGTCGCCCGGTGGGCGAAGTCGATGCGGGACACGCCGGAGACGCGGATGCGGAAGGCGCTCTCGGCGGAGGGGTTCTCGCACGTGCCGGCGTCGGTCGTGGCGCAAGGCGTCGAAGCCGCCCGGGCGTTCATGGACGCCCCGGTGCCGTACTTCGAGAGCAAACCCCAACGGGCCGTGCAGCTCACGGAGTTTGCGGGCGCGGTCGTGCCAGCCACTGCCACGCCGGCGACGCGCGCCATCCTGGCGAAAGCCGGGCTGTCGGTCATGGACTACGACCCCGGCAACACGGCGAGCCGGGATGCCGCCATCAACGCGCTCCGGACCGATCTCGCCGCCACGCGGCCGGAGATCCTCTTCCAGCCGACGCTCGGCGGGAAGCGCGGCTCGATTGTGATCGGGCCGAACCGGACCATCACCATCAACCTCTTCGAGAAGGCCGACCTCTCCACCGTCCTGCACGAGACCGGGCACTTCTTCTTAGAGGTCTTTGGGGACGTGGTAGACGGGCTCGGCCTGAAGGACCCGGCACAACTCACCCCCTCACAGCGGCGGATGCTTGGAGACTACGGTGCGATCTTGCAACTCTTCGGCGTGGAGAACCGGCGGGAGATCGGGCGTGCGCAACACGAACAGTGGGCGCGCTTGTTCGAGGTGTATCTCGCCGAAGGTCGCGCCCCGAGCGAGGCGCTCCGGTCCGCGTTCGGGCGGTTTCGTGCGTGGTTCCTGGGGATCTACCGCGCGTTGCGGAACATGGACGCGACGCTCACGCCAGAGGTGCGGGCCATCTTTGACCGGATGCTCGCCAGCGAGCAGGCCATCACGGAGGCGGAGGCGCGCGGGCGCATGGAGCCGCTGTTCCTGACGGCCGAGGCGGCCGGCATGACCCCGGCGCGGTTTGGCCTCTACCGGTCCACGATTGAGGCCGCGTCGCGCACGGCGCGGGAAGAGTTGGACGGGAAACTCCTGGCCGAGATTCGCCGGGAACAAGAGGGCCAGTGGCGGGCCGAGCGTGACGAGGTGCGTGCGGAAGTCGCGAGCACCGTGCAGCAGCAGCCCGTCTACAAGGCGCTGGCCGCCATGCGCGCCGGCAAGAATCCTGACGGCACGCCGCTCGTGGAGGGGCTGATCACGCCGCCCTTGAAGCTCTCCAGGCGGCTGATCGTGGACCGGTTCGGGATCGACCGGCTCCGCGCGCTCCCGAAGCCCTATGTCTACAGTGCCGAGGGCGGCCTCGATCCGGAGACGGTGGCGCAGCGATTCGGGTTCGGCAGTGGCGACGAGCTGTTGACGGCGATCACCGAGGCGCCGGCGATGGGGCAGGCGATCGACCGGGAGACGGATCGACTCATGATCGACCGTCACGGCTCGCTGTTGCTCGACGGCTCTGTGACGGAGGCCGCGCAGGCCGCCACGGCGAACGCAGACCGGGCGCTGGTCATCCGCACAGAGCTGCGGGCGCTTGGGCAGCTCCGGCGGAGCGTGGCGCCGTTCGAGGACGCGGTGCGGGCGGAAGGCGCCGAGAAGCTCCGCGACGCGGGCAAGGAGCGCGCGTACGAGCGGCGGTGGCTGGAGGCCGAGACGCGGCTCCGGATCGCCATCGCGGAGGGGCGCAAGCAAGTTGAGATCGATGCCTTGCGTGGGGAGTTGGCCAACCTCAAGGGGAAGGCGCGCAGTGGTGGGGCGACGCTCCGCGGCGCGCTCCCGCCGGCGGACGCCATCCGGCAGATTGGCGAGGCGCGTATCGCCGCGACGCGCTACCGTGACCTGAAGCCGGCCGTGTTCTGGTCGGCCGCCCGGCGGGCCTCACAGGCGGCGACCGAGGCCGCTGCGCGGCAAGACTTCGACGCGGCGATTCAGGCCAAGACGCAGGAGTTGCTCCACCTCGCCCTCTACCGGGAGGCTGAGACCACGCTGGCCGAGATCGAGTCGCGCATCACGCAGGCGCGGGATCTCAACCGCCCGGCCACGCAGGCGCGCCTCGGCCTCGCGGGCGGCACGTTCCTCGATCAGATCCTCGGTATCCTGGACCGCTACGACTTCGCGCGTGTGTCCGGGCCGGCGCTGGAGCGGCGCGCGCAGATCACGAAGTGGGTCGCGGCGATGGAAGGGGAGGGGCTCCCGGTCGATCTGCCGGACGAAGTCCTGAACGACGCCAGACGCATCAATTATCAGGACGTGACGGTGGCCGAACTGATCGGCATCACGGACGGCATCGCGCAGATTCTCCATCTCGCGCGGCTGGCCAGCCGCCTCCTCAAGGGCGACCAGAAGGCGGAACTGGACGCCGCCGCCACGGAGATGGCCACGTCGATCCGCGCGCAGGGCAGACGTCGGCGCGAGCCGCGGCGCGATCGCCCGCCTGGGGAAGAACGGCGGCGCGCTGTCGAGGACTGGTTCGCCGGGCACCGGAAGCTCGCGTCCCTCGTGCGGGTCTTGGACGGGTTCCAGGATGGCGGACCCGTGTGGGACGCGTTCCTGCGTCCACTTAATGACGCCGGGGCACGGGAAGCCGAGATGAACGCCGAGGCCACGGCGCGGTTCGCCGCGCTCATCGAGCGCGCGTATCCGGGGCGGTCGAAGCGGTTGCTCTACGAGCGCCAGCATGTCCCGGCGGTCGGCCGGAGTCTGTCGCAGATGGAGCGCCTGATGGTGGCGCTCAATTGGGGGAACGATGGGAACCGGGATCGGATTCAGCGTGGCGAGGGGTGGAGTACGGAACAGGTGCAGAGCATCCTGGACACGCTGACGCCGGCGGACGCGGACTTCGTGCAGGGCGTCTTCGATCTCCTGGACTCCTATTGGCCGGCGATCAAAGCGAAGCAGGAGCGCGTCTACGGGCTGGCGCCGGCGCGTGTGGAGGCGGCCACCTTCCGGCTCGGCACGCGCGAGATGACGGGCGGCTACTTCCCATTGAAGTATGACGACCGCTTGAGCGCCACGGCCATCAGCAAGCTCGACCTCGATGCGGCGAATCTCGCGCGGTACGCGGCCTACGCGCACGCGACGACGAAGCGGAACCATACGCAGGCCCGCGTAGCGACGCTGAAGGAGAAGGTGCGCCTGGACTTCGGGCCGATGTTCGAGCACGTTGATCAGGTGATTCACGACCTCACGCATCATGAGGCGCTGCTCGACATCGGGCGCCTGATCGGCCACAAAGCCGTGCAGGACGCGATTCTGGAGACGCAGGGCGACCTCGTGTATAAGCAGATCCGGAACACCATCCGCGACGTGGCCTTCGGGGACGTGCCGGCGCGTGGCGGTGTCGAGCGGTTCATCAATCACATTCGCGCCGGCGCGACGATTGCCGGCCTCGGCTGGAACCTCACCACGGCCATGCTTCAGCCGATTGGCCTGACGAACAGTGCCGTGCGGATTGGGCCGAGGTGGGTCCTGCGCGGGCTCGCGCGCTGGTTCCGGCATCCGACCACGATGATCGAGACGGTGGACTGGATCATGGAGCAGAGCGCGTTCATGCGCTCGCGTGGCCGCACACAGCAGCGGGAGATCGCCGAGATCCGCCGGCGGATCGGGGTCGATACCGGGGTGATTACCGGGTGGGTCGAAGCCTCCATCCGTGGCGCGTCCGGTGGCACCGTGTCGGCGCAAGGCGTCGCGGACTCCTACTTCTGGATGATCCAAGCGATGCAACGCATGGCCGACGTGCCGACGTGGCTCGGGGCCTACGAGAAGGCCATGGCGGACCCGCGCAATCTGGACGCGAACGGCCTGCACGATGAGGCGAGGGCCGTCGCGCTCGCCGATCAAGCGGTCCTCGATTCACAGGGCGGGGGCCAGATGAAGGATCTGTCGGAAGTGCAACGCGGCGGGCCGATGATGCGGCTCTGGACGAACTTCTACTCGTTCTTCAACGTGCTCTACAACCAAGCGGCGGAGAGCACGCAGCGGACGCGGTTCACCGAGCCGGCCGATGTCGGACGGTTGGCCTCGGACTACCTGATGCTCTTCATCGTGCCGGCGGTCATCAGCTACATGGTGCGCGCCGCGCTCCGGCCTGGGGAGGAGGACGACGAAGACGCGCTCGCGTGGCGGCTGGCGCTGGAAGTCGCGTCCTACATGAGCGGCACGATGATCGGCCTCCGGGAGATCAGCGCGACGTTGCAGGGGTATTACGGCTACGACGGGCCGGCCGGCGCGCGATTCTTCGCCGCGTTGTCCCGCCTCGGGCAACAAGCGCGGCAGGGGGAACCGGACGCGGCGTTCCGACGCGCCGCCGTCGATGTCGGGGGCACGGTGCTCCATCTCCCGGCCGGCCAGATCAACAAGACCCTGGACGGCATCATGGCGCTCGACGAAGGGAAGACGCAGAACCCGGCGGCCGTGGTGCTCGGTGGGCCGAGGCGCTGATGGCACGCGACAAAGCCCGACAGCGACCACGGCGCGTCGTCGAACCGTTGCGGCGGCAAGACAATCGCGAAGCGGCGGCGCGCGCGGATGAGCACACCTGGCCGGTGGGCTCGATCTTTCTCTCCACGGTGCCGACCAACCCGGCCGTGCTCTTAGGGTTCGGGACGTGGGTCGCCTTCGCCCAAGGGCGCGTGCTTGTCGGCATCGACCCCACGCAAGTAGAATTTGACACCGTGCTTGAGACGGGCGGCGCAAAGACGCACGTCCTGACGGTGGCCGAAACCCCCTGCGCTTGTTAAAGGAGATGGCGTGATGACGAGACGAGAGATGATCGATAGCATGCACGCGGCCCTGCTCGCGTCGTATCCGCGGGGGGCCTTCGTGCTCAGTCGCCA